CACAGGGATACCATACAAGTTACCGATCTCACCTGTGCGAATGGTACTGTTTGTACCACCAACAAAGGCTTGTTCAGTGTAACGAGCCAAACCCATCAAAGTGTTGCGGCTTGAGGGAGGAATCAGAAAGAAACGCTGATCCATTGGGGTATCAGTGTCGTCAAGACGCTGAATGGTGCGGCGAATAGCGGCATCGGTCAATGCTGACTCATTGTTGTTTGCGGCAACATAAGCAGTAGTACCATCACCACCAATAAAAGCACCAGTTGCATATGCGTTTGTACCAGCACCGCCATTGGTAGAACGACCCAACTGAACCAAGTCAGTATCGACTTGTTTAGCCAAAGCGTAACCAGCGTCAGAAGTGTAGAAGTTACGCAAGCTGTTCAAGGCTTGGGCTTCGACAATATCTTCAATCAAACGGCTGTATTCGTAATGCTTGTTGATAGAAACTTGAACTTCAGACTCTGTAGCGGCAATCAAGGTGACTGCTGTTTCAGCGGCTTTAGCAGAAGCAGAACCACGGGTAGGTGCGGGAATGTGAATTACATCACCCTTCTTACCTTTAAAGTTCATCTTCATAATGAGGTTCGCAAGAACCAAGTTTTTCTTGTACGCAGCTACAATTTCATCACTCCAAATTTCAGGGATGAACTTTTCTGCTGTGGTTACAGTAACTGAATTACTGGGGGAAAATGAGGTTGCCATTTTGAATCTCCAAAAAACGATAGGTTAAATTATTTGACCCTGCCGTCTTGATACGCTTGCATGATTTCTCCGCTTAACGCCTCATAACGATCTGGGTCGGTCATTTTCAGCCGAATTAGATCAGCCCTTCTGTAGACCCTCTTTCCAGACTCCCCACTTCCACCTACATCAACTCCCGCCGCCTTAAGGTTTGACTTGCGCTGGGTTTCCCCTGCGTCTGAAGTCTGTTTAGCCTTAACGCCACGCAACTGCTTATAGGTACTCAGCAACTCGTTTGCACTGTCGTAATCAAACTCACCATCAGCTTTTGCGTACAAACCAAGGCGAATAGGTGAAGATTTCACCCAATTCACAAAGTCTGTATCTTGAGCAATCTGACCGAAATCAGGATGCTCTGCCGCCAGCTTTTGCTGAATCTGCATCTTTTTGAACTCTTGACCAGCTTGTCTAGCCGCAAGTACATCAGGATGGTTGTCAACTGTTCTACGAACTGCCTCTTGTGGATTCTCGAAAAAATCTACTTCTGGCTCTTTTTCAATAGGTTGTTGCTTAGAGGAGAGGTTTTGCTTTATGAGTTCATCTGCCAGCTTTCGCACTTCCCCAACTTCCTGCGCTTGCTTCCCAATCAGCTTCTCAGCCTCTTGGTGCATCTTGACCACTTCTTCCAAAGATTTCTGCCTGTATTTCTCAGGCATCTCGGACAAGGGTTCTACAACAGGTAGTTGCTTCTTTTGCTCGACTGCATCTAACTCACTTAGCGTCTCATCTTCATTGTCAATCAACATATTTCTTCCTTTTCCTGCCGTTATCGGTTCTAGGACATTCAACTCGGCTTACGCTTGTGAGTTGTGCTTTTGCTCCCACTTAAGTTGATCTAGGTGTTTTTTCTCGAACTTCCCATGCTCTGACGGGAAAGAACCAGACCACCCTTCTAACTTGAAGTTTGGAGCAGATAAAGTGCGGTTGGCTGTTTCTCCGCACTCACATCTAAAACTTGTTGTCTCATAATCAACAAGTCTTTCAGTTTTATGCCCGTTTGCACAGGCAAAATCAAACATTCTTTTCATTCAATTCCTCGTAGGCTCTTTCGCTGACCTCTTTCAAGGTTTTCAGCCAAGTCAAGATGGAAAGTTCACCTTTTTTGAACATCAAGGTCTTTTCATCAGGAATCACGCTCAGATTATTGAGTGACTCTATCATAATGTCAATATCCATGCACAAATCCTTCCAACCCTCCGTACCCATCATGGAGAATCGTTCTGAATAGTATTTGTCAAGTTCAGGTGTCACCAAGGCATCCCTGTAGCAGTTGTTGGATTCTTCTTAGCTTCAATCTGTGCAGTTAATGAAGCCTCAATTACTTCCTCTCCTAACTTGTCTTTTACCCACTCAATAACTTGAGCCTTGGTCAAAGATGCGTAGGGTGTCTCAGGGGTATCTACTGGAAAGTTAATAGTGCCGTAGGTGGATGCAGAGAATTCACCATCTACTTTTGTAACGTTGTAATGCACTGTCGTTACAAATCCGTCAGAGGTGTTGCGGTCAAGTTGGTTGATTGTGTAAGTTGTGGTCATGGTTTTTCCTTTTAAAGATTAGCCGCATCAAGACGAGCGGTAAGTTGGGTGATGAGGGCTTGCTGTTCTTGAATACACTTCATCAGCGCATATTGCAAGTCAGTTTGATAAATAGATTTACGGATTTTAGGTTCGTCATTTTTACTTGCCCAATTTGATTCCATTATTAACTCAGGACAAATTGCCTCAACATCTTGTGCAATAACTCCTAAATTTAAATCTGTATCTGTTTGGTCAATGTATAAAAATGTTTTAACAGGAATCTGACAAATTTTATTCAAATAACTAGGAGCGAGTTCAATATTTTTCTTTTCTCGTTCGTCAGATAAATTGCTATTATTTGCTGAATAGTTTGAAATACCACCATTAGACATAACCGAAAAACGAAGTGTATTATCATGGCAATAAATATATTCATTGGAAGTACCATTAGGTGCGGATATTGAATATTTGATATACATACCAAATGGGCTGGCATTAGCATTTTGCATAGTAGTTACAAAATCTGCCGCACTGTGACCAACAGCTAATCTACTTGTTGCAGATGCAAACTGACTTGTAGTCCCCACCAGCAAGTTACCGCTGGAGTCGATACGGGCACGTTCTGCTTTTGTAGACGTTACATTGCCCGTAAATAACAATGCATCACCAAAACCAACTTCTGTATTACCAGTGCCATCCCGATAACGGCGAAACCACCCTTGAGGCGTTCCAGCTTCATTAAGAACAAAACTCATGGTAGTTGCGGCATTTGATGTACCCTGATTGCTTACAGTAATTGCTGTGTCTGCTATTTGGTCTTTTTTAACAGCCAGTAAACCAAATGTAGATGGACTTGTAGTACCAATACCCACGTTACCGCTGGTGTCGATACGGGCACGTTCTGTATTGTCTATTCTAAATTGAAGGTTAGAGGATGCCTTGGCATTAGCAAAATCAACATCAATAGCAAAAGCCTCGTTATCTTGGTAAACCCTCGATGTTGACGAATCGTTTGAATCGGTAAAAGTAAGGATTGGGAGTGTTCCGCTTAAATGCAGCGTTGAGCTAGGACTTGTAGTCCCAATACCCAAGTTACCGCTGGAGTTGAGGGTCATGTTGGCGGTTGCAGCACCCGCTACAAACCAGTTGTAATTACCTGAGGCATCAACTCGATATGTTCCGTTATCAGCGCCAGACTTGGTGAAGAAAATACCTTGAGTAGATGAACCATCAATTATTAATCGTGTATCTGCGTTACCGCCAATTTGAGCAATTCCGTTGCTTGCAATACTACTTGTTAATCCAACCAATAATCGACTACCACTATCAATCCTTGCGGCCTCTACACCGCCTTCAGAAAAAGCAATGGTGTCAGCGGCAGGGAAGAAAATACCTGTGTTGGTGTCGCCTGTAGTGGTGATGGCAGGAAGTGCCGCTGTTCCAGCGTTAAACTCTACGCCTTGACTTGAATTAATAGTGACAGCCGTTGTCGTTCCATTGCTCTGCAAAACAAGAGCGCCATTACTGGCTACGCCTGTTGAATTAAGTGTAATTTGTGCCATGATTTACTTTCCTTAAGGTGTTCCATTAGCAACAATGTCTGTTGCAGATGTAATGATTCCCGTTGATGACATTGATGCAATTGTAGTAGCACCATATTTAAATAGCAATTTACCGCCTGATTCCTCAATAGTGAAGTTTGTAGTCAGTAACTTAGGCGTAGATGCCGCCGTACCCGTAGTGTTCTGATTCAGTGTAGGAATATCAGCGGCAACAACCGCCCTAAATGTTGGTACTCCAGCACTGCCATTAGGTGCAGCTAAAACATGGTTTGCAGTCTTAGAGGCATAAGGATTCTGAGTATCTCCATAATTCGCCGCCAAAGATATAGCAGGAGTAGTGCCACCACTAGATGCAACAGGAGAAGTACCTGTTACAGAGGTAACTGTTCCTTGGAACTGGTCAGCAGAGGAGATGGTGAAGTTGGGATAAGTTCCAGTGATTGTTGTTGTCCCGCCTTGGGTCAAAGCAACAGTCTGATCTGGCGCAGAATTCGTAACAGTGAAGTTTGGATAAGTCCCACTGGTGCTGATACCTGTACCAGCAGTTAAGGCAACAGTCTGGTCAGGTGCGGTATTGGTAATTGTGAAACTAGGATAAGTGCCACTTGTTGATATACCTGTGCTTGCAGTCAGACTAACAGTCTGATCTGGTGCAGTGTTAGTAATAGTCAAAGTGCCAGTAGTTGTAATTGGGCTACCACTGACGCTAATACCTGTACCACCACTAGCCGCCACACTTGTGACTGTGCCTGTACCAGCACTCACATTAACAGTTACATCATCCCCTGAATTAGTGGCAGTAACTGTTGCACCAACAAAGTTAATGTTCTTAACTGCACTGGTTATGGATGTACCTTCATCCTTGATAGCAATAGCCGCATTGGTAGACATTGTGCTAATGACTTTGATCTTCTCAGCAATGTCAGCAGATACAACCTCACCAACATTAATCTCTCTGCCATCAGACAAAGAAATTATCAAAGAACCATCAAAGTCAATGTTTGCGTTAACTACCGATACACCATCAACACCATCA